CTGCTATTCGGGTTCAAGATGACTTGAACTACCAGTTAACAGACGTAATGACCGAGTACCGCCCAGAGCATGAAAGAATGATTTGGGGTCTGGGACTTTCGGGTAACGCCTTTAAGAAGGTCTACTTTGACCCCGCCCTAAACCGCCAAGTATCGATGTTCATCCCTGCGGAAGACATCGTTGTTCCTTATGGAGCATCGAGTTTAGAACAAGCCCCCCGTGTTACGCACGTCATGCGCAAGACCGAGAATGAAGTTAAACGACTTCAGTACGCAGGCTTTTACCGTGACGTAGAACTCTCCGAGCCAAGCGGCGCTTTAGACGAAGTCGAAAAGAAGATTGCCGAGAAGATGGGCTTTAGAGCCTCATCGGATGACCGCTACAAACTCTTGGAAATGCACGTTGACATTGACCTAGAAGGCTACGAAGACAAAGACAAGAATGGCGAAGAGACAGGAATCGCCCTTCCGTATGTTGTTACGATCGAAAAAGGTACTTCGACTATTCTCTCGATCCGTAGAAACTGGAGACCAGAAGATGAGACAAAACAGAAACGAAATCACTTCGTTCATTATGGTTACGTTCCGGGCTTTGGTTTTTACTGCTTTGGCCTTATTCACCTTGTCGGCGCTTTTGCTAAGTCTGGTACTAGTCTTATTCGGCAGCTCGTGGATGCTGGAACCCTCTCGAACTTGCCAGGTGGCTTTAAGACCCGTGGCTTGCGAATTAAAGGAGACGACACCCCGATTGCGCCAGGTGAATTTAGAGACGTAGATGTTCCGTCTGGAGTCCTAAAAGACAACCTAATGCCACTCCCATACAAGGAGCCAAGCCAAGTTTTATACAGTCTCTTGGGTACTATTGTAGAAGAAGGGCGTAGATTTGCCTCGGCTGGAGACATGAAGATCTCCGATATGTCGGCTAATTCCCCAGTAGGAACGACCTTGGCGATTCTGGAAAGAACGCTCAAAGTCATGAGTGCAGTGCAGTCCCGCATTCATTATTCGATGAAGCAAGAACTTAAACTTCTAAAAGAGATCATCCGTGACTACACCCCACCTGACTACAATTACGAGCCAGAAGAAGGTAGTCCACGGGCAAAGCAGTCAGACTATGACTTAGTTACGGTCATTCCCGTTTCGGATCCCAACGCCGCCACTATGGCGCAAAAGATCGTTCAGTACCAAGCTGTCCTTCAGTTGGCCGCACAAGCTCCGCAGATTTATAACCTGCCACTCTTGCACCGCCAGATGTTGGAAGTCTTGGGAATCAAGAACGCTCAAAAGCTCGTCCCCCTCCAGGACGACCAAAAGCCAGCAGATCCAATTTCGGAAAATATGAATGTTCTTTCTGGAAAACCAGTCAAAGCATTCGTTTATCAGGATCAAGATGCGCACATCGCGGCCCATCAAAACTTCCTGCAAGATCCACAGACCGCTGCGATTATTGGTCAAAACCCAATGGCAAACCAAATCACCGCCGCCATGCAAGCACACATTGCGGAACACTTTGGATTCAAGTACCGCCTCATGATCGAACAACAGTTGGGCGCTCCATTGCCTTACATCAAAGAAGATGATGAGCAGATCCCTGAGGAATACGAAGTCCAGATTTCCCGCCTCGTGGCTCAAGCGTCTACTCAGCTTCTCCAGCAGAACCAAGCTGCGGCGGCGCAACAACAAGCCCAGCAACAGGCACAGGATCCAATTGTTCAAATGCAGATGCAAGAACTTCAGATTAAGGCGCAAGAACAGCAACGTAAGGTCGCAAAAGACCAAACAGACGCTGCGCTTGAGCAAGAGAAACTGGATCTAGAGCGTGAACGCATCATGGGTGAACTGGAGATTCAGGGTACAAAGATGGGTATCCAGATGCAAAAAGACAAAGATCTAGCTGGTCGTAAAGAAGAATATGACGGCACGAAGCTGGGCATTGACATGATGAAATCAAAAGAACAGAACCAGAATCAACGTCTGCAAGCAGAAGCTCAACTACTTAGCGCAACGCAAAACCGCAAAGGTGATAAATGACCGAACTAGAACTATTAATTAAGCAGCTTGACGAAAAGATAGCCCAGCTTAAAGAAGCCGTAATCCTTGGAAACTACGAAAAATTCGAGGATTACAAAAGATCGTGTGGTGAGATTCGAGGTCTGCTCATTGCTCGTGGATACGTATTAGACCTCAAAGACAAACTGGAGAAATCGGATGACTAGTCCAATCGACTTAGGCAAAGCAGTAGATTTGACGCAGCTGCTTGATAAGTCAAATGAAGAAAAAGCAACACAATTACCTAAACCCTCTGGCTATCGCATGCTGTGCGCTATCCCAGAACAGGAAAAAGAGTTCGAAAGTGGCATCGCCAAAGCTGACGAAACGATACGAAACGATGAGACATTAACGACCGTTCTCTTCGTTGTTGAACTTGGACCTGATTGTTATAAAGACACGACCCGTTTTCCTAGCGGACCATGGTGCAAAAAAGGAGACTTTGTCCTTGTTCGCCCCTACGCTGGTAGCCGCCTAGTGATTCATGGCCGTGAATTCCGCATGATCAACGATGATTCTGTGGAAGGTATTGTGGACGATCCCCGTGGTATTAAACGAAAATAAGGAGCATGCGAATGGAAAACTATAAGTTTCCCCATGAAGAAGAAGCAAAAAAAGTAGACGAACCTACTGAAAAAGAAAACGACTTTGAGATTGAGGTTGAAGATGACACTCCTCCTCAGGACAAAGGGCGTAGACCATCAGAGCCAGAGTTCGTTGAACAGCTTGAAAAAGATGAATTAGATGAGTATTCCGTAGAAGCCAAGAAGAAAATTGATGGCTTTAGGAAGATTTATCATGACGAAAGGCGAGCCAAAGAAGCGGCAGACCGTGAACGTCAGGAAGCCATCGACATTGCCAAAAAGCTCTATGAAGAGAATAAGAGCCTAAAAGGGCGTGTTAGCTCTACTGAAATGGTTGCAATTGACTCGTTCAAAAGCAACGCAGAACAAGAGTTAATCATGGCTAAGAAGGAATACCGTGAGGCTTATGAGTCTGGCGATTCCGAAAAACTGGTCGAAGCGCAGGAAAAAATGACTTCGGCAAAGATTAAATTGGACAGGGCATTTGATGCCTCCCAAAATTTAAATCAACGCAACGCTTTACAAGAAAGAGAAAATGAAGTAAAAATACAACAACAGTCAGAAAAGCCTGTTGTCCGTGACCAAAAAGCCACATCGTGGCAGGAACGAAATCCTTGGTTTGGTCAGGATGATGAGATGACTAGTTTGGCTTTGGGGCTACACGAAAAGCTCGTAAAGCAAAACGGTATGGCTTACGCTACGACTGATGAGTATTACAAGCGGATAGACGAAACTATTCGTAAACGGTTTCCAGAAAACTTCGAGGAAGCCAATGTAGACGAAGAAAAGAGTTCGCCTCGGACGAAACCGAGCACCGTGGTTGCCCCTGCAAGCCGCAGCACATCTTCAAAAAAGATAAAGCTGAACACTTCCCAGCAAAGCATCGCCAAGAAGCTAGGACTTACAAATGAGCAGTACGCCCGTGAACTTTTAAAATTGGACCTATAAAATGACTACGAATAGAACTACCCGTGAAATCGAAACCCGTGCAACTGTAGAGCGTCCTAAACAGTGGATGCCTGCTGAATTGTTACCAGAACCTCGCAAGACACCTGGTTACAGTTACCGCTGGATTCGTGTTGCAACCCTTGGAGCAGCTGACCCACGCAATGTCTCAGGAAAAATGAGAGAAGGCTGGGAACCCGTGCCGATTGAAGAGCAACCAGAAATGCAACTGTTAGTTGATCCCAATAGTCGCTTTAAGGACAGCATTGAGATTGGCGGGTTATTGCTTTGCAAAACTCCAGATGAGTTCGTTGAACAACGTAATAAACATTACCGAATTCAAGCAGAAAGCCAGATGGATGCTGTAGACAATAATTTAATGCGCCAGAATGACCCAAGGATGCCCCTCTTTAATGAGAAGAAATCCACGGTAAGTTTTGGAAAAGGTAATTAAACTTAATTAGGAGTTTTAAATGGCTTATCCTACCGTATCAGGACCTTATGGGTTCAGACCAATCAATTTGATTGGTGGTCAGGTATTTGCTGGTGCAACTCGTCAAATTCCCATCATTTCAGG